CACAATCTCAACAGCCATCGGCCCATTATCCGAGTAGTGCGGCGGCTTCGTCAGCGGTCAAACCGAGTTTGTCAAGAACGGCGGCGCGTGCAGCTTCTTTGGCTTTGCGATCGGCTTCAACTTTGGCTGCGTATTTTTCATTTGTCGCTAACAATGCGGTTTCTTCGTCGTTCAATGGTCGGTCAATGCTTTCGCCCGTTATTCCGTCGTAAATGTGTGCTATTTGGGTCATGACAATGCCAATCCGTAGACGCTTACCCTGCCTGTAAAAATGCCTGTGCCTGCGCTGTTCGTGAAAATGAAACCTGTGTAGGTTTGGTTTGCGTTGACGTATCCGCCGCCGCTTGCTGCTTCAGCAATGTTTTTGCAAAATGTTTGTGCGGTAAACATGCCGTTTTCGCTGGTGTTGCCGACGCCTGTAATCAACATTTGTCCGGTCAGTCGGTCGTAGTCGCTTGCGATGGTCGCGTATGCGGCGTTGTTCGATCCAAGTACGCCGGATCCGCCTGCATAGCCTGCAAGGTTGAACGCTGCGTAATATGACGCGGCTTGCGTTGTGCTGCCGTAACGGAATTGAAAACGGGTTTCTTCGGTAGATCCGCCGTTGAAATTGAATGTCACCAAATAGTGTCGATAGGTGCTGCTGAAAACGTTGTCAAGTGTGACTGTGGTGGCGGCTGATGGTGCGGTTGTGCTGATGAGCGTCAGGCCGCCTGCGCCGAGTGTTTGCCATGCAGCCCCGTCGTAATACTGGGTTGTGTTGCTCGCCTCAATGTACGCAAATTGACCTTCTGCAAGCGTCTTTTCGCCTGTGCCGCCAAACGCGGCGTCGCGGGTCGTTGTGGTCGCAAACACGGGGATCCCGCAGTTCACGTTGTCCATTTGGGCGGCTGTTAGCACCTGCCCGGCGGTGAAGTCATAAACGGTGGTTATTGCGTTGGCTCCCATAGGTGTCTCCTATCCTAAAACATTCAGGGCGTCAAGGACGCCATATGTGGCGTCGTCCAATATGAGCTGGTAAACGATCGTGGTGGCCGCGGTGTACAAGTTGACGCGGTGCCCAGTATTGAAGTCGATCAGATGTTCAATGCCTTCAACCGATAGTTCTTGGCCAAGGCTGGTCGTGCCGGTGCCTGTCGTAAACGTCTTTTCAATGGTGATCGTGTCACCAATGTCGATGATGGCTACGGTGTCGCGTTGGGCGTTGGTCAGCATGGCAAATTTTGTGGCGACGTCGGTGTACCTGGCTTCGGGTTCGCCGTTCAGCAGGTAGGTGGCGGCGTCCGACAATTGCGATCCGCTGGTCTCCAACAGGCTGTTGGTAATGCTTTCCGTTTGAATGAAGTAGGTGGCGATCGAGGCGGTGTCGCTGGCAGTCGCATTAGAGCCGCCGAGGTTTTGAACATAGGCACGGTTCACAACGCTGTCAGCTTCAAAGGTGATGCCCACGTTGTCGTATTTGACGCCTGTGCCGTTGTCTTTGAAGTCGGCGACCGATCCGCTGAGCGTTGCACCGATACGATTTTGAAAGGTCAGCACCCCGTCACGGGACACAAACAGGCGGCCGAATTCGGCGGTGCCGTTGATTTGATTGAGGTAGGCAAGCACGTTGGTGCCGGCGGGGACGGTGTAGGTGCTGTCGTGGCCCAGATTGACGGTGCCTGTCGAAATGTTGCGGGCGGTTGGCCCGGTCGGGTAGTCGACTTCAGGCAGGTTCAACACGCTTTCAATGCGTTGGCCAGATGTTTCGACGTTGACGTTGTAGGTGTCCATGTAGGTCTGTGCAAGCAAATAGAAGTCGTCGGCGCAGTAGACGCTGACCGTGTTCAAGCCGCCCAGCGCAAAGTTGTAGTCGTAGTTGACGACATAGCCCTTGAACAAGTATTCAAGAACGTTGCTGGCGTTGTAGCGACCTAGGCGCACACGGCGCATAGGTGCCAAACCAGGCACGTTTTGATTCGCGTCATAGTACGGGCTTGATGTGTCGAACGGGTTGAAGATGCCGTCAGCGAGCGTGTCATTGAGCGTAAACGTCATAGTGCCTGCGCTGAACTGGTCGCCCTGATCTTTACGGCCTCGACGCACCGAAATGTTCAGGGTGCCGTCGGTGACGTCAGCAAACTGGGTGGTGCCGTCCAACACATAGGTCGTGTTGTCTAAAACTCCTTTGTATTGGTCATCAAGCGTAAAAGCGTCAACTTGAAAGCCTGCGTCAATTTCGAGCAGGTAGTTGCCTGATTGGACGATTGCTGTGCCGGGCATCAGACGTACCCGCTGACCTCAATGCGCGCCGGGCCAGCTGAACGGTTGTAAGCGCGGATTGAGTCGACTACGGCCTGCCCGATCTCGGCGCTGGTCGCCAATCCGCCGTTGACGTTGACGGTGATGTTTTCCAACATGGCGTTGCGGGCGCTCGATGTGAACGGGTTGCTGGCGATGCCTGCGCCCAACATATTTGGGGCTTCCATGATTTGTCGGACGGATGCGCCCCCGCCACCACCGCCAGCGCCCCCTGTAGGCACGCTAGGAGCCGTTACAACGACCGATCCGCCCCCGGATGACGGAATAGGCACCCCTAGGTTTTTGTCGCCTGTGTAGCCGCTTGTGGCGTTGCTGAGGCCAGGCAGGTCGCCAACTTTGATGTACCCAATGCTGTTCAGGTAAGGCACTTCGGGTATGTCGACGCCTGGTATGACGTTCATGGCTTTGATGACCAGGTTGATGCCTTGGATGACGCTATTGACCATTGCGTTGACTGAGTTGGCTACCAAGATGACGGTGTTGGCAATCGCGGCGCCAAATTGCTTGAACGGTTGCAAGAATTCAGCGATGGCGCGTGGGCCTTCACGGTACAGCTCGTACAGCGCCCCAATGGTCACGGTCACAATGGCGAGCGATGCGCTGAGTGCAGCGACTGAGCCTTGCGTTGCGTAGAACGATCCTGTGAGCGCAAGGTTGGCAAATTTGGTTGCCACCGTCAGCGCGTTGTATGCCGACAATGCGCCGTTAGCAACGACGACAGCCGCGGACAGGCCGGCAACAGCCAACGCCAGTTTGACGATAAGCCCGCTGTTTTCCTCGACCCATGACGCCATGCGGGTGATAATTGGGATCAGTTCTTCAAGCACCGGGAGCAAGGCGCTGCCAATGGCTTCGGTGGCTTCCGACCAAGCAATGTTGAGTTTGGCCATGCCGCCCTCGGCGGTTTCGGTAAACGCTTGGTTTGCGCCGCCGAATGTGCCGCCAAGCACGTTGATGATCGTGTCAAGGTCGGCGCCCTCTTTGATGAGGTTTGCCATTTCGGGTGTGAGCGATCGCAACGCTTTGTAGTTGCCTTCATAGGCTTTAGCAAGCGCGTCGGCGACTGTGGTGGCGTCTTGTCCCGTTGCGCGGCTAATGTCAAGCACCAGCGACATTTGCTTCTGTGCTTCGCTAATGTCTTTCGTGCCTCGAACTAGCGCAGCAAACGCTGGGCGCAAAACGTCATCAGCGACCGCGCCTTGCTTTGCCATGACGCTAATTGCTTTTTCGACCTCTTTGATTTGGTCTTGGGTTGCCCCAGTTGAGTTGACAAGCTGCACTTCAAGGGCTTTTTGTGCGGCCTGATCTTCAGCAGCGGCTTTCGTGGCCATGCCCAGCCCAGCGGCCAATGCCCCGGCAGTTGCGGCGGCAGGCAACATCGCCTTTTTGAGCGCAAACGCCGACTTGGCGCCCGCGCCTTCGAGGTTTTGAAATTCGGCGACGGCTTTGTTGATGCCTTTGCCGTCAAACTCTGAGACGATGGGTATGACTACGGCCATGATCTATTTTCCCACTTTTGTGGCGTCAATGCGGTCAATTCCTTGTTGTACGCCTTTTTGTACATCGTTGACGAGTTCCTGCATACGTTGCAGTACGTCCTGCTGATTAGCTCCCCAAGCCTTCCACATGACGCGGCTGGTGCTGCCAAATTTGTTGGTGAGGTTGCGACCCATTACACCGTTTTCCGCAAAGTCAAATAAAGCGGCTGCTGGGTCATCCCAACGGATCACAAACGTGCCGACGTTGACGACTTCGCCTGCGTATTCCTTAGTTTTTTTAGTGTTGATTTTTGCGCGGATCGAGTTGTTGGGATCGCCGTATTCACCCCACGGCAAAAGCGCGGTGCGGCCTGGCTTCCACTCGTACTTCCAGTTTCGCAACGGGTAGTTCAGCGGGATCATGCTTTTGGCGTCCTCAATGACGCCCTGCACAATTGACTTGTACCGTTTAGTGATTTCGCGGCGTAAAGACTTGTCGACTTTGTTGAGTTCTTTCAATGTTTCTTTGATGCCCAATACGGTCAACGTGTTTGTGGCAAATGGGTCAATGCCGCCTGCGTCTAAACCAGGGCCACCACCAATTTGCCGACCAGCCATTAGCGGCCCCGCTTGCTTTGCTGTGCTTGCTGTTCAAGCACGAAAAACACGGTCGTCAAATCGCGGGTGTCAAACTCCACTTGCGGCGGCCAATAGCCCGTCATAACTAAGACCTCAGCGAGGGAGCGTCGCCAGGTGCCGCGATGGTAGGGGTTTCGTCGGTGGTTTCCTCAATCGGCGTAATTTCCATGTCCGGGTGTTCAGCAACCCATTCACGCCACGTGCCAGGTACTTTGTCGCCAGCGAGCTTGCACAGGATGTACGCCCAGCAGCACATATCAACAAAGCCGATGCCTTTGCCGTCTGCGGATCGGCGGTTCTCGGTCTTTTCCCACTCAACGATCGCCAGCATGTTTGTGATCATTGTGCGGGGTTCGCGCCCGTCCTTGAGGTCGACTTTGAGTTTGACGCGCATTAGTTACCTTTCGTCGGGCAAGGCTCCGCCAGCGCGGGCTTGCTTGGTTTGTTTTCAGCGCCGCCCAATCGGGCTGGCGAGAACATGACTAGCTGGTGGCCTTTGTGAGTGTGCCACCCGTAAAGGTGAGGTCGATCGTGGAAAGTTCGCCGAGCGATGCGTTGATTGGGGTGTGGCTTTCCAAGTATGCGCCAGTCAGCGTGTACTTCGGCGACGCAGCCGTTGGGGTGGTCAAACCTGCGGCCGTCGGCGACAGCTCCAACGTGGTCGTCGTGCCCACCAGCGCGTAGATCGACGCTTCGGTTTCGTTAGATGCGTACGACTGGTACAGCGTGACGGTGATGCTGTTGTTGGCAAGGCCTGACGTGTAGGTGCGGGCCGTGGAGCCAAACGCGGTGTTTTCCAACGCCTCAACGGTGTAAGTGACGGTTGCGGCGGTGCATTGATCGGACAGATCAACATTGTTGATCTCGATTGCCGGGTTGGACAGGTAGACGCTGGTTGCCATGTTGGGTTACTCCTCGACTGGTTCTGCTTTGACTTTAGACGACTTTTTCGGTTTGTCGGTGGATATGAGGCCCGCCGACAACAGGGCGTCAATATTGGTGCCTTCAACTGGCTCGAACTTGTCGCCTGGTGTACCGAGGCGCGGGCTAACAATGACGTACATGATCGCTCCTAGCTTGTTTGGGCCTGCATGGCTACGACGATTTCGTAGGCGGGTAGGACGGTTGAGCCGATGTCCACATTGGTGGGTCGACCGCTGGTGACAGCAACGTTGGCGGCCATGAGTTGGGCGCACATATTGAGCAGGGATCGGCCTGCGTCAAGGTTGCCGGGGCCAAGCGTGATGACCTGTAGCACAAATTCCAATTTGGCAATGTTGTAATTGAAGGCGTCAAACGACGGCATATTTATCAGGACGCATGGCGGCACAATATTGCGCGGATCGTTGACGACTTGTAGACCACTAATGCTTTGCAGTTTGGTCGTAAGGTCGTCGATCGCCTCGTTGAACAGGTCGGTGTAGACGGGTACGGGCATTAGGCCACCTGTGGGCGGTCAATCCCTAGCAGCTGCTTTACCATGCCTGATAGGCCAATAACTGGGGCTGTTCCCATTGTTTGAAAACTACTGAACTGGTCAATGGAGCCGCGCTGACGGTACAGGGCACCGCCGTACATGATCGTTCCCAAGGTGACGTCGCTCGATGGGCTAGTGCTGACGCTGTCAATGTATCCGGCTTCTTGGCGGCGTCGGTAGCAGAACTGGTTCGCAGCTGCGGCGCATTGCGTCAAAAACGCTGCGTCGCCTGCGGTTGCGGTGCCGATCCCCAGCCAATCTTCAATGTTGGTTGCGGTAATCCACGTGCAGACAGGTGTGTATGCAAGCGACCCGGTAGATGCGACGCGCTCAACGTTGTCGGCGGTCTTGGCGTACAGCACCTGGTTTTGGATCGGTACCTGGTAGTCGTACAGCAAGTCGCCTTCGGTGTCGGTGCCGATGTACAGGTATTGCG